GGAACTTAAAAAGAGAGGATGGTACTCTGAGTGGTACGATGCTGGTACAATTAGCTTGTACACAATTTAGAATGAGAGGGTATATCCCTCTGTCAGTTACAACTAAAACTATATTACAATGAAGATTAAAATTATGCAAAGGTCTGTGTACCATAAGTACGCAGAGGTAGAAATTGATGTTGATGAAAAGAAACTAAAAGAGTATACGGATGTAGGTGCATCAATAACAGATTATCTTTTTGATAACGAAAATTTATTCTGTGATGAACTTGCAAGAGAACTATCAGAATCTGAGTATGAATTTGGATTTGGTATGCAAGATTGTTTTACTGATAGAAGTGAAGAGTCTGAATGGAGGTATGAACTACCCAACGGAAACGGAGGGCATCTATAGTAACTAAACTACATTTCCCATTATGTCAAAGATAATTTGGATATAAACAAATTATACTATATATTTGCACAAGATATGAAACAAGTGAGAGTCGTAAATAGTCAGTCGGCAAAAGACTCCATCAGCCGAGATGGATACTGCAGAACACGGCTCTCCTTTTTATACTTGTTTGTAACGAGGGGATGGTAATGCGTACTTTAGAGGGCTTCGCAACCCTCCATCCCACTAACCAACTAAATTAAATTATTATGTCAAACAGAATTAAAGTGAAGAAAGACCTACTCGACAGAGTCGAAGATGGGTTAGATTATTTTTTAGGTTTCCGTATGGAAGAACTTAAATCAGATGATAGGTACTACCTTGAAGCTATGTTTGAGTATATGGAATACTTGGAGAAGAGAGTCAATGAATTAACTAAAACTAAATAACTATGCCTAATCATTGTTATCACAACATTTCTATTGGTAGTGAGATTACCAAAGAAAGACAAGAAATTTTAGATGCTATTGAAGAATTGGGATGTATCTGTAGATACTACAATCCAATGCCTAAAGAACTTGAGGGAACTACATCTCCACAAAGAATTGGAGATACAGAGAACTGCACTATCACAGAATCAAAGTCTGCCGAACTTAAACATAAGTATGGATACGATAATTGGTACGATTGGTGTAATGCTAATTGGGGTACCAAGTGGGGATGCTACGAATTTGAGATTGATGATGACCAACTTCGTTTCACTACTGCTTGGTCTCCAATGGATGAACTAATCATCAAGCGAATGGCTCAAGACTTTCCTGATATGTTTTGGACTTTCGAGGAAGAAACGGGATGGGGGGCTGAACTATCTATTGAAGGAGGAGACTTCATAAATGTTGTACAATATGATTTACCCACTTGGAATGGAGAAGAAGAGATAGATTGTGGTGGAAGATACCCAGTAACATTAACCAAACTTGCAGACCATCATCCAAACTTTGATGATGGCATCGGATGGTATGTGGATTGGAGTCACGAATTTGCTGGAAAAACATTAGAAGAAGCTAAGAAATATGTTCTTAAAAACTGATACTTATGAAAAGGAGTATAAGAAAAATCATATTATGGCGTAAGGTATTAATGGAGAAACTCAAGCCGTTCCCCAACAAACGATTAATACAAAAACTACAACAATTAATAGATAAGTTATGAATATATCAGATGCTATTACATTAATACTATGCATACTTGGTATTGCATACACTTCTTTATATCTTTACTTTGACTATAGAGTACAAGTACGACATAAAGAATTTGAAAAGCGAGTAGATAATTTTAAGAAAAATCAAGATGAACAGAAATAGTAATAACAATACCTACACAAATGTTGTGAAGGATGAAACCAAAATTAAAGAAAACTTAGCAAGATTTCTTCATTCGTTGGGGTACTCTAAAGAGGGTATCGCAACGATGATGGAACTAAGTATAAGTAGAATTAACGAATATTTAAAGTAAGATGAAGAAAACTGATGAACTAATTAAGGAAGTAGCAAGAGAGGTAGTAATGTTACTACTGGAAAAGAACAAAGCATATGGAGATACTGCCAATGATCCTCCAAAAATATTTTCAAAGCTTTCAGCAAAGGAGGGTATTCTTGCACGAATAGATGATAAGTTAAGTAGAATCAAGACAATGGGACTCAACGATAAAACTGAGGATACAATGTTAGATCTAATTGGCTACCTCATACTATATAGGGTGCAATGCAGAAAGGAAGAAAATAAAAAAGTATAAACAAGTCTTGCTAAAGTTATATTAAAATTGTACATTAGCAGACTAATCAAATCAAATCAAATGAAGAAGGAAGTATTCAATAGATATGCTCAAGCAATAGCAGAGCAGTTTCATCTATCCCTCGACCAAATGTTCGACAAAACACGAAGAAGAGATTGTGTAGATGCACGACAAATGCTTTACTATCTCTGCATGGAAAGACCAATCAGAATATCTTATATTCAAAGATTTATGGAGGACAATGGACACTCTGTCACACACTCTACAATCATTCACGGATACAAGAAAGCAAAGCAACTTATAGATAGCGATGCTGATTTTAAGGACTTGGTCAAAGAAATCAGCGATGTATAGCATAGAAGACATATATCAAGAGGCAGTAACCGACAGATCAACCATCAAAACTTATTCTGACAACAAAGAAACTTTGATTAAGTTAGGTGTAATGATTAGGAAGTTTCCCAATAAGATAGAATTAATAAACTGCCATAAAGGTGGTGATTACTTTTCCAGCGTTGAGGATCACGAGATGAAAATCTTTACTCAAAACGGATGGAAGAGAGGTGTTTTGATATTTTCAATGCACACATATAAGCGTAAGCTTAATATGATAGAATTTAGAATACAACAAGAGATGAACTCAAGAAAGAACGATAAGTTTATTAAAGGGCTTAAAGTTCAAAGAGAGAAGATATTGAATAAGTATTCTGATAGACAACAACAATTAACAAAATTAAATTAAAATGGAAAAAAACAATTTCAAAAAGTTATCTGCAATAGATATTAAAAATCTTGTAGAGAAGAAAGGAAAGTTTAGCTACTTGTCTTGGGCAAGTGCTTGGAGTTTAATTAAGGAACAACATCCTTCCGCTCAGCGTATTGTGTACGAAAGTGAGCATACTGGATTGAATTACTTTACAGATGGTAATTCAGCATATGTAAAGGTGGGTATTGTTATTGATGGATTAGAACACATTGATTACCTACCGATTATGGACTTTCGTAACAACTCAATTAAGATTGATAAGGTTAGTTCTATGGATGTAAATACTGCTATTCAAAGGTCTACTGCTAAAGCTATAGCTATGCACGGATTAGGATTATCTTTATGGATAGGAGAGGATTTGAATAAGACTATCTCTCAGCCAACTGCTCCAACAAAAGCAAAGCCAAAGGTTATTACAAGTATGGAGTTAAACATTGGAGATGATAACTGGGATAAAGTTATCAAATACATTGTAGATAATAAAGAACTTGGCTTACCTAAGATTGTTAAGAATCTTGAAGTTAAGTACAAGATTAAGGCGAATGTCAAGAAAGAACTTTCAAAACATATCTAATGGAAGATGTATTGAAAAAGTTAGAGAGTGACTCTAACTACTATGGAGATTTCGGCAAGCAGTGGCTATCTAATTCTGACATCATTACACTACTTAATGATCCTAAGAATTTTAGAAAGCAAAAGGAGATGACTAAACCAATGTTACTTGGTAGGTATTTCCACACTGCTATGCTCGAACCTCACAAGGTACATTCAGATGAGTTTAATTGTGTTGATGTAGCAAGTAGAAACACCAAGAAATACAAAGAAGTCGTTGATAGCTACAAGCTACCGATGATGATGCTTAGTAAGGAAAAGGTAGCTATGGATAAAGCAATAGCATCAATGAAAAACAATCTTGAATTTTATGATGCCATCTACGATGACTCTAATCAATATGAAGTTCCAGCAGTACAAGAGATTATGGGAGTTCAATGGAAGGGTAAGGCAGATATAGTTGCAGAGGATATTTTAATAGATCTTAAGACAACATCTAACATCAAGGAGTTCAAGTATTCAGCAAGAAAGTATAACTACGATAGCCAAGCTTATATCTATCAGCATTTGTTTGATAAGCCATTAGTGTTTTATGTGGTTGATAAGACCACCCTACAATTAGGCGTGTATTATCCCTCAGACCAGTTCTTAAACAATGGAAAGGATAAGGTAGAGAAGGCAGTCGAAATTTATAATCAGTTCTTTATTGAGAACGCAATAGATAGTATAGATGATTACATTCATAGAGAAACTCTTTAAGAGAAAAGAAGAAAGTGCAGTATGGTTGAAAGTTCCAACCAACCTTACTACACGAGCCGATGCATTAGATTGCTATGAGGCATTAACTGAAAAGTTGGAACAAATCTTATTAAATAAATAATTATGGCAGACAAAATTTATGTCGGAAATGGGAAGTCCAAGTTTGATGGACAACAAGTGGCAGTTAGCTTATGCTTAACTGATTTACCAAGCGAACATATCTTCGAGTACAATGGAAAGAAGTATATCAAGCTACTGGTACAAGAAAAGCGTGAGGCTGATGAGTATGGGAAAACTCATTATGTCGCAGTGGATACTTGGAAGCCTGAACCAAAGAAAGAAACGGCAGCAGCTCAAGAAGATGCAGACCTACCTTTCTAAATGGTTGAAGATAATGAAGAGGGGCTTCGTGTCCCTTTTCTTTTCTTTTATGTCTGTTAATATGACAAAAAGAAACCTCCACTATATATTTATATATATATTTTTTATACTAACAGTACTCTCTTATTATATATTTATTTTATTTTTAACATTTTAACATAAAAAAATATAAATAACTAATATAGAGATAGTTAGGTAAAATTAAATTAACATTAAATCAACATCAACAAAATGGAAATTACAATATTCAAGGATATTAAGGATACATCTCAGCCTTTCTTCAGAAGTATAGAGGTGGTTCTTGATAGGATAAAGCAAGGTTCCTCTAAAGACTTAGTAAAGCAGATAAGAGAGGAGAAGGATAAATTAAAAAGAAATACACTCAAGCAATCACTACCAGCAATATGCTTTAGTGGTAAGTTCTCAAAGCGTAGTGATAATCACATTACTGAGCATAGTGGTTTTATATGCTTGGACTTTGATGGGTACAAGACTAAGAAGGATCTATTGGAGGAGAAGGAAAGGCTATCAAAAGACAAGTACATTTACTCAGTGTTTATTTCTCCAAGTGGCAAGGGGCTAAAGGCATTGGTTAAGATACCTACAGATAAAGATAATCACAAGAATTATTTTAATTCACTTGAATCTTACTTTGATAGCGAGTACTTTGATACTACATCAAAAAACATTTCAAGAGTTTGCTATGAGTCTTACGACCCTCTGATTCACATCAACGAGTTGTCAAATACTTGGGACACTTTAAGCGAAAAAGATTATGTAGAAGTTGTCAAGCATAGAGACATACCAACTATTCCAATCACAGATGAAAACAAGATAATAGATATACTTGTGAAGTGGTGGGAGAAAAAGTACGGTCTAAAAACTGGTGAGAGAAATCAAAATGTATACATATTGGCAGCCGCCTTCAATGACTTTGGTGTAAACCAAACTCTTGCAGAGTATGTTATGTCTAACTACTCAAGCGAAGACTTTCCCGATAGTGAGATAAAAAGAACTATCGAGTCTGCTTACTCACAGAAACAAAACTTTGGCACTAAGTATTACGAGGATGAGGAGAAGGTAAACCAAGTAAAGCAAAAGATTCGTAGGGGTTTATCTAAGAAAGAGATAAAGATTCAGCTTGAAGAAACAAACATAGATGTGGACAATGTTGACTATGTTCTTGATAGACTTGAGGAAGAGCAATCTAACTATAAGTTTTGGACTAAGAGTGACAAAGGAGTCATCAAAATAGTTCACATATTATTCAAGCAATTCTTGGAGGACAATGGTTTCTACAAGTTTAATCCACAAGGAAGCAAGAACTATGTCTTCGTAAAGGTTACAAACAATCTTATTGACCACACTTCAGAGAAGGAGATAAAGGATTTCATATTGGAATACCTACTACAAGAAGAGGATACAAGTATTTATAATTACTTTGCTGAGCATACAAGATATTTTAGAGAGGAGTTCCTTACACTACTGGCATCTATTGATGTTTACTTTATTGAAGACTCTCAAACAACAGCTTATTTATACTACAGAAATTGTGCTGTAAAGGTTACTAAGGACTCTATCCTTCCTATAGACTACATTGATCTTGGTGGATATGTTTGGAAGGACCATGTAATAGACAGAACATTTACTATCTGCGATGTGATTGATTGTGACTTTAAAACATTCGTTGAGAACATAGCAGGAAACGAAGAGAAAAGAATAAGGTCTATGTTTTCCACTATGGGATATATGCTACACGCATACAAGAACCTATCGTATTGCCCAGCGGTAATACTAAACGATGAGGTAATCTCAGAGACTGGAGATCCCGAAGGTGGAACTGGTAAGGGTCTGTTTATGAAGGGACTATCTCAGATGAAGAAGTTAGTTGTAATTGATGGTAAAGCCTTTAACTTTGAAAAATCGTTTGCCTATCAGTTGGTGTCAGCCGATACTCAGTTGCTATGCTTTGATGATGTAAAGAAACACTTTGACTTTGAGAGATTGTTCTCTGTAGTAACAGAGGGATTGACTCTTGAGAAGAAGAACAAGGATGCCATCAAGATACCATTTAGTAAGTCACCTAAGATTGCTATCACTACGAACTATGCAATCAAGGGTAGTGGTAATTCTTTTGTAAGAAGAAAGTGGGAATTATAATTATCTCAGCACTACACCAAGGAGTTTACACCATTGGTAGAGTTTGGGAAACATTTCTTTGGAGAGTGGGATGAGAATGAGTGGTGTCAGTTTGATAACTTTATGATTTCTTGCCTTCAACTTTATTTAGATAGTGGATTACTCAAGGCTAACCTTGTTAACCAAGCGTTGAAATCATTTATGAGTAGCACCTCTAATGACTTTGCAGAATGGTGTGGTGTGTTTGGAAATACAAACGAACTACTAAGACATAACGATGTGCTTCATGTCAATAAACTATACTTTGATTTTACAGAAGAGTATCCAGACTATGCTCCAAGATCAAAGTTTACTTGGTCAAGACAATACTTCTTCAAATGTTTAGTGGAGTATAGTAAATACAAATA